CTCCGCGAGGACGCGGAGGATGAAGAACAGGCCATAGCCGGAGTAAGGGACGATGAAGTCCGGGAGGATGGCATGGGTATGGCCGCAGGTACAGATGAGGCGCATGATACAGAGGCTGTGGCGGACAGGGACACCACTTATAAAGTCGACCAGGGAACGGCCATAATAGGCATGGATGCGGCAGGAACCCCTGGCCCCACAGCAGGGACAGGTCTGAAATTCCGGGTGGAATCTCTTCATAAAGGAATCAAAGAGGGCTTTTGATGAACTTTTTATGCGGATTAGCTTGCAAAACAGGGAGTTTTCTCTTATCATAGTATATGTCGGTGGTGCCGGAGCCTCACAAGTGGGACATGATCCCGTATACGGCAGGCACACTGGTATGTGAGAGAAAGAACGAACTGTTGGAGGGGCTGTTCTTTCTCTTTTTTTTGTTCCATAAAAACTATATCGGAATGACATGGGATGGTCAAGAGGGAAACGTGCCGCATCCTACAGCACGCTCTTGTAGATAGTATTTGACACTTGAGAATTTAATTTGACGTTTTTGTGCGGGAGACAGGAACTTTAGTTTGCTGGGCTACACATTATCTTAAATGGGGAATTTTTATCCTATTTATCTGTAATAAAAGGCATACAGAGGTATGCAGAAAAGAGGTTAAACATGGGATTATTTTCAGATGGATTCAAGGAACTGAAAAAGGCGGATGTACCCCTTTACAGAACCCCGAAATCCATACAGGAGACAATAGAAATCGTATCGGTGGCAGAAAACGGGATATTTGAGGTGGGCAGGGGCAGGAATGCGTCCATGAATAAATATTCCAAATGCTACCGTTTTACGGACATTAACTATACAACGGCAAATGAGGAGGAGCAGGAGAGCATTTTTGAAAGGTACTGCAAGTTCCTAAATTCGCTGGACTGCCAGTTCAAAATCACGGTCAACAACAAGAATAAGGACATGGCGGATTTACGGGAGATGGTGCTGCTTTCCTACAGGCAGGACGGTTTTGACCGGTTCCGTAAAATTTATAACGATATTATTGAGGACAAAATCCGTGAGGGCAGGCAGGGAATCGAGCAGGAACGCTACCTGACGCTGACGGTGGAGAGGAAGAACTTTGAGGAGGCAAAGGCGCAGTTTGCCACGCTGGAGGCTGTGCTGCACAAAGGGTTTGGGGAGCTTGGCACGGAGATCGAGCCTCTGTCCGGCAATGAGAGGTTAAAGGTGCTGCATGACTTTTACCATCTCGGCAGGGAGGACGGCTTTGATTTTGACATCCGGCACGCAAAAAAGGTAGGCGCTGACTTCCGCAATGACTTATGTAACGGGATGCTGAAATACTTCCCGGAGCATATCGAGGACGAGGGCAAGTTTGTGAGGGCGCTGTTCATCAAGAAATATCCGAGCAGCCTTTCTGACAGGTTCTTAAATCTAATTACTTCCTTACCGGTCCACTCCATTGTGAGCATTGACGTGGTGCCGGTGCCAAAGGACATGACGACAAAGGAGCTGCAGAAGAAATACCTCGGCATTGAGAGCGACATTATCAAGCAGCAGCGGGTAAGGAATAAGAACAATGATTTTTCCTCGGAAATTTCCTATGCAAAACGCATGGAGAAAAAGGACATTGAGGAAATCATGGACGACGTGAGGGAAAACGACCAGTGCTTATTTTATACGGCGGTCAGCATTATCCTTGTGGCAGAAAGTAAGGAGGAACTGGAAAGCGTGACGGAAACGGTGGAGAGCATTGGCAAGAGCCATTCCGTCACCATCGACATCCATTACCTGAAACAGCGGGAGGCACTAAACACCGCACTCCCCATCGGGGTAAGGCAGGTGGAGACCATGCGTACCATGCTCACACAGTCCCTTGCGGCATTGCTGCCGTTTAACGTGCAGGAATTGAATGATGCCGGCGGCAACTATTACGGCATTAACCAGATCAGCAGGAATATCAACGTGGGGAACCGCAAAACACTGATAAACGGCAACGGGTTCATTTTCGGGGTGCCGGGTTCCGGCAAGTCCTTTTTTGCAAAGCAGGAAATGGGCAGCGTGTTCCTTAACACCGATGATGATGTGATAATTATAGACCCAATGGGGGAGTATTTTGACATTGCGGAAACCTATGGCGGTGCGGTGGTAAATTTATCCGCTTATACAAGGAATTTTGTCAACCCGCTGGAGGCGGATATGGCGCACATCAATGAGAAAGGGCTGCGGGAAGTGATTGCGGACAAGTCGGAATTTATGCTTTCCCTCTGCGACCAGTTATTGGGCAATGCCCTGAACCAGAAACACCACTCCATCATAGACCGCTGTGTCCGGGGGCTTTACATGGCGGCATGGAAACAGCAGCGGGTTCCGGTCATGTCGGATTTTTACCGCATACTCAAAATGCAGAAGGAAATGGAGGCACAGGAACTTGCCCTCTCCCTTGAACTGTTTGTGGAGGGGTCGCTTAACATTTTCAACCACCATACAAATGTGGACGTGGATAACCGTTTCACAGTGTATGGCATACAGGATTTGGGGAGCCAGCTTGCACCGGTGGCAATGCTTGTGATGATGGAGGCGATTCAGCAGAGGATTTTGGATAATGCAAAGCGGGGCAGGGCAACGTGGCTGTATATTGACGAATGCCATGTGCTGCTTGGCAGTGAGTACAGTGCGAAGTATTTGCAGCAGCTATGGAAGAAAGTGAGAAAGCAGGGCGGGCTCTGCACCGGTATCAGCCAGAACGTGTCGGATTTATTACAGAATTATATCGCAACGACACTGTTATCCAACAGTGAATTTGTGGTGCTGCTAAAGCAGTCCAATGTGGACAGTGCAAAGCTGGCGGAGACCATAGGCGTGTCGGATGCACAGTTACGTTTCGTCAGCAATTCTTCCAGTGGAACCGGGCTGTTAAAATGCGGGAGCGTTGTCATTCCTTTTGACAACAGGATAAGCAAGGATACGGATTTGTACCGTCTGTATAACACGAACCTCCATGAGAAGATAGCGGAGGGGGCATTGCAGGGGAAACCGGACAGCGGTTTTGGCAGCAGGGCAGGAATGGCAGATGGATTTATGCCGCAGCCAGCGGTACAGGAAACAGGGCCGGCAGATGATTTTTTGCCGGAATGGGCTATGCCGGAAGTGGCAGCGCCGCAGACAGAACCGGCGGGGGATTTTATGCCGGAGCTAGAAATGCCGGGATGGGACATGGCAGAAAGTATTTCCCCGGAAAGCAGCAGCCGGACGGACAGCATGGGATTGTTTTCAGAGGAGACAGCACCTACAAAAATATATGAGCCAAAGCGCCATAAAAAAGAAAGCGGTTCTGATTTCACGGGAACAGTGCCGGCATTTCAGGAGACGGAACAGACAGACAAAGCAGGCGGAGACTGGATGATATATGGTTAAGGCGAAAAGAACGGTTAAACCGCTGAAAGACAGCGGCAAAATCATTCTATATTTTCGCCTGGGAAGAACGCTTAGCGGACAAGTCCGCAGTAACAGCGTTCTTCTTTCATTTCGGAGTTATTTATGATGGCAGGGGAAAGGAGGTTCGGAAAGATTGAAAATCAGAAAAACAGACGACAGGCCGATGGTAATCCATACAAAGAAAAAGCCCAAGCTGCACCTGCATACGGGGAAAAAGCCGGTGGTAAGGAAAAAGGCGGGGAATACATCCGTAACCGTAAAAAGAAAAAAGCCACATTCAGGTATCAGGGAAAGGCTTACAGAGTCCGGGAAGTCGGTCAAGGTCCGTAACCAGAGACTGAAAACGATGGCGGCAGCAGGGATAAGAACCGAGGCAGGCCAGGTGGAGGGTGGCGAGGAAATAAAGGAGAGCCTTGATCTGGCAGCGACAGTGGCAGCCCCGGCAGTGGGCGTCACGTTCGGGGCTGGAAAGCTGTACCGCAGGAAAAAGGCAGAAAATAAGGAGAAGGAAAGAAAAGCAGGAATTAAAAAACAACAGGGGCAGAAAGATACCGGGCGGGTTGAAACTTCTGACCGTTCCGGGAAAGATGCTGGTAATAAGAAAAGAGGCCAGAATGGGAAGAAAAGAAAGGGCAGTAAGGACAGTTCTGGTAAAAAGCGCAGAAAAGGTTCCGTCAATGGTGCCGTTAAGGGGCATATGATTGACACGTTCCTTGAGGCTTTCCGTACAGAGCGCCAGGAGCAGAAAGATTTGATAACGTCCACAAAGTCGGCGGCAAAGGCGGCTGCCCTGCTGCTTGCGAAACAGGCAGCGGTTGTATTGGCGCCGGTACTTCTCATTGTATTTTTTGTAATCGCCATAGCGGGAATTATTGTGGTTGCCATACTGGCGGTTATTTATAATTCCCCCCTTGCTATCTTCTTCCCCCTGCCGGACACCGGGTATGACAATCCCCGGACGGTGCTTAGCGAGTATTACCGGGATTTTAACAGTGGGATTACAGCACTGGAGGAACAGGGCTATACCGTCACTTACCAGAACAGCGAGGACGGCGTACCGGTATCAAATTTTAACGATACCCTTATGGTGTATATGGTAAAGTACGGCACCGGGCAGGCGGCCTATGTCATGGATGATGAGGGGAAGAAACACCTGAAGGAAGTCTTTGATGAGATGAATTATTATGACAGCGCAAGCAGTAAGACGGAGATTCCGGCAGGAAAATCGTTAGGTGAGGTTGTCACCACGGGCTACTGCAACTGTTCCCTCTGCTGCGGGAAATGGGCAGGCGGGCATACTGCCTCCGGCACTGTTCCCAGAGCAGACCATACGCTGGCGGTGGACGCCCACAGCCCAAAAGTGCCGATGGGTACAAAAATCGTGATGAATGGGAAAACGTATAAGGTGGAGGACACAGGCAATTTTGCCAGATACGGCACGGACTTTGACATTTATTTTGATAACCATGCGGCAGCGCAGGCATGGGGAAAGCGGAAAGTAGAGGCGTTTCTGGCGGAGGGCGACGAGAATACCGTTGAGGTCACGGTGTCCGGCACGCTGGTACACAACCTGACGTACAAGGATTACCTTGCACTGAATAAACTTACAGAAGAACAGAAAGACTGGCTGGAATCCATGATGGATGATGACATGCAGGAGAATTTTGCAGCAGGCATCGGAGGACAGGCGGTTGCTGACCTTGCCATGACAAAGATCGGCTGCCGGTACAGCCAGGACAAGCGGTATCAGGAGGGCTATTATGATTGCAGCTCGTTAGTGCAGAGATTATATAAGGAGGCAGGCATTACCCTCCCGGCAACGGCAGCAGCGCAGGGGAAATACTGTTATGACAACGCTATGATAATCAATAAGAAACAGTTAAAGCCGGGGGATTTGATATTTTATTCCTATGAGGAAAACGGGGAGTTCCGCAATATCTCCCATGTGGCAATCTATGTGGGGGATGGGAAGATGGTCCATGCGGCAAACCCGTCAAGGGGCGTGGTGCTTGATCCGCTGCGGACAAACAGTGTTGTATTTTATGCCAGACCGTATTAAATTTCTGTTGACACCATATATGACACCATTTATAATATTTACAGGGAGGTATGCTGATGTCAAAATGGGATAAACTATTAGAAAAAATAGGCTCTTTGTCAAAAGACATGCGTTTTGATGAGTTGCGGAAGGTGTTGGAGAGTTACGGCTACAGGATGAGCCAGCCGAAAGGCGGCAGCAGCCACTGTACTTTTCGGAAAGAAGGGTGCAGGCCGGTTACGATTCCAAAGCACGAACCGATAAAAAAAGTATATGTGGAAATGGTTAAGGAAGTAATAGAGAGTGAGGTGGATACCGATGACGCTGAATGAATATATGGAGCTGCCTTACCGCATGGAGGTTGTGCCGGATAAGGAAGAAGGGGGCTATGCCGTGATGTTCCCGGAACTGCCGGGCTGCATGACCTGTGGGGAAACTCTGGAATCGGCAGTAAGCAATGCGGAGGACGCAAAAAAAGAGTGGATTTTGGCCGCACTGGAGGAGGGGCAGGAGATTCCGATGCCGGACGGACTGAATGATTATTCCGGGCAGTTTAAGTTGCGGATTCCCAAAAGCCTGCACCGTCAGCTTTCCGAACAGTCCAAGCGGGAAGGAATCAGCATGAACCAGTATTGCTTATATCTTTTATCAAGAAATGACGCAATACATTCGCAGGGTTAGGCTACAATAAAATAACAGAGTAATGGATAGAAGCATCTAAGCCTTATATTGGGTTTGGGTGCTTTTTTCGTGGAAAAGGAAGGAGAGGACTATGAAAATACAGGATATGGTTCTTGTGATTGAGAACATCAAAGGAAAAGAAACAAACATGCTTATGACGGTAAAAGAATACAAAGAGGCCTATCTGTTTGTATCGTCTTTATCAAGGGAGGAATCGGCACAGGCATTGAAGGAGCTGTTTGACACAAAGTTTTCGGAACCGGGGAAAGGATGGGCGGAGAGATATATTACGGCAAACAAAAGCTATTATGCCAAATTTTGCAGCGGCAGTGATGAGCTGCAGTGTTTCCTCCACGGGAGTTACAATGACGATAAGGAGTTCCGGTTTGACCGGGAGGAAAGCAGCCCGGAGTGTATGTGGGCGCTGGAGGAATACAACCTGGATGTGAACGGTGGGGCAAAGGGAAATATGTTCCACTATGAGCAGCGGGAGCATGATTTCAAGCCGGGGGAAGTGCTGCATAACTTCAATGGCACGGATTACAAAGTGATGGAGTGCTACAGCAGAAACAACTTACTGATGATGAACATGGCAGCGGGGACTTTCCTTGTAGCAGTGGGCGTGGCATATTATGACCGCTATCCCCATGCCGGGGAATATACAAAGGAGAATGCGGAGACCGGCATTGAATGGGGGCATGGTCATTATCTTTCGGGAAAAATGTCTGACATTGATTTTGCGGCACTCCGGGCGGAATATTGTGAGCCCTACAAGCAGAAAGGAAACAGTTTTTCGGTTGAAATAAGGGAAGTGCTGTCAAGGGTGGAAAATATCCATGCGGAAACGCTTGGGGATGCCATTGACAAGGCAATGGAGCTGTATAAACATTCCGAGATTGTTCTGGATGCGGGGGATTTCAGGGATGTTTCCTACCTCCCGGCAAAGGCAGAGGGCAGATAGGGGGAAAAACGTATGGGCGTAGAATATTTGGCACGCCAGATTTATCAGGATGTAATTACACGGGTAACACGGACGGAGGCAGACTGGAAGGCGGTCTGCCGTCTGGCAGGGCAGATATACCGGTATGAGTTTGACAACGTGCTGATGGTGTATGCACAGAGGCCGTCATCCACGCTGGTTGCCGATTATGATATATGGAAAAAGGTACACCGGTATGTCAAGCGGGGCAGCAGGGGGATTGCCATCTTCCCGTCAAGGGCATTAAAGCCGGGGATGCGGTATGTGTTTGACATCAGCGATACCGGAGGAAAAAATGTAAAGCTGACATGGGATTTGGAGGGGGAGAACCTGCCGGATTTGCTGTCGGCACTCCACAAACGGGGAGAGGTCCCGGAGGCACCGAAAACAGACAGAAAAAGCTGTATGGAGCATTTAAAAGCCTTTACAAAGCAGGAAGTGCGCGGTATTCTAAAAGAGGACTTCGGGAAACAGTTTGCCGAGGCCGCCATGCTTGCAGGACGTGAGATAACCGGCGGAGAAAATGAAATGCCAGAGCTTGCCGCACAAAGGCTGGTTTTTAACAGTATATTTTATGCGGTGGGGACAAGATGCGGATTTGACCTGGGCAGCGGAGAACAGGACTTAGGTGCAATAGTTAATGTGAAAGACGAGGGCTGCATTAGCGTACTTGGTACTCTGGTAAGTGACGTATCCTGTACCGTTCTTCGGAATATGAACCGTGAAATCATGAGTATTGAGAAGGAAAGGAAGGCAAGGCGGATGGGACATTCGCCTGACAAATTGGGGAGCAGACACCCCCATTTGCAGCAGAACCAAAAGCGGATGGAACAGCCGCTTGGAAAAGGAGGCAGGAATGGCACTGGAGATCAGTTACCACGAGGGAGAGGACGGGATGCTGTACCCGGACATCAAAGCAGCGGAGCAGACGGAAACAGGGACGTTAGGGAAGTTCGGAATCATGGCGAGGGAGTATCTGGAGGAAAACTACCCGCAGAGATACCGGAGCCTGGTAAGATTCGGGAACCTCTACACGAAACTGAAAGAAGTGGAGGAGGAGGCAAACCGGATGTTGGACAGCCTCATGGAGAAGTATCTGGAAAAACACAGGCCGGAGAACCCGGATTCCACAATGGAGATGTTCCACATCAGAAAGCAGGGGATGATGGAGGCGGAGGAAATTATTCGCCACAACCTGATAAACCAGTTTCATTAGAAACGCAGGAAGAACTGAATAAAGAGCTGGATGACTTACATTCATTTGGTACAAAAAGGGAAGCCGTTTACAGACAGGCTTCTCTTTTTGATTACAAGGAAACAGGGATGGATGATGGGGAGGAAGAACTGTACCAGACGGCAGAGCCGGAGGAGGAGACTTTTGATGATTTTGCCATTCCGGACGAGGCAGACCAGATGGGAATACCGGATGCCGTTCGGTTTGAGCAGGCAGAACGGGAAAAAGAGCAGGAGAAAAAATCATCTGCCATCGCTGGCAAGACAGACGGAGCAAACGCAGAGGACGTCGCAGGGAACACCCCAACAGGAGAAAATCTGTTTTCAGATACTGCCTTTACTGGAAAAAAAGAGCAGATTCCAGTGGCAGCAGATGATAAAAATAAAGTACAGCCCCAAAACTATGTGATTGACCTCCACCATCAGGAGACCGGCGGGGAAAAGACACGTTACCAGTGGAACGTGGATGCCATCAGAACCTTAAAGCGGGTGGAGGCAGAGGGCAGGAACGCAACCCCAGAGGAGCAGGGAATTCTTGCGAAGTATGCCGGGTGGGGCGGCACGTCACAGGCATTTGATGAAAAGAGCGAAGGCTGGCAGAAGGAGTATGCGGAACTGAAAACACTCCTTACCCCGGAGGAATACCGGGAGGCAAGGGCAACAGTGACGACGGCATTTTACACGCCGCCTGTGGTTGCCGCTGCTGTGGGGGAGGCACTGGTGCAGTTCGGGTTTCAGGGCGGGAACGTGCTGGATATAATAGTACCGAGATTGATACGAAGGATAGGTGCAAAAGCGGCTTAAATCCCTTGATTTCAAGGCTTTTCTGATTTGGTAGATCTGTAGGTTTTATTTTTTTGCCTATTAGGAGCGGATGGCTGCTTACTTCTGGTGCATAATTGAACGAACCTTATAAAAATGAACGAACCTCTATGTGTTCGTTCATTTTTACGGTTATACATCTATCGCCAAGACTCTAAAATATATGCACCGGAAACGCTGCTTTTCGGCAGCAAAATTTGAATGTATACTTGACAATAAGCAGCGTATGTGGTATCATTAAAAATGAGGTGGAACTATGCCAAATTTAGGTGAAATGATAAAAGCTAAAAGAGAAGCCGCTGGGTTATCGCAGAAGAAATTAGGAACTGCCTGTGGTTTAAGTGACAGCGAGATAATGAAAATTGAAAATGGCCAGCGAAAATCGCCAAATTGGAAAAACTTGTGCAGCATAGCGCAGGCATTGAATTTTCATCCTTTTGAAATACTATTGGCGGCAGGTTACATTACCGAAAAAGATATTAACCCCTGTGTTAATCTTTGTGGTTTAGAGAAACTGGACGAAAAAGAAATGGATATGCTTCAGATTTTTATTGATTTTTTGATTTCCAGAAAAGATGCCAAGGGGATTTCAGAAGGAGGGCTTTAATATGCCATACAGATTGGGAGAATTATTCTGCGGTCCGGGCGGAATAGCATGGGGCGCGCTTCATGCAGATATTGGAAATCCCGAATTTTCAATCATACATCAGTGGGCTAATGATTACGATGCAGATACATGTGCAACATACAGACGCAACATCTGCCGGAATGCTCCTGAAACAGTTTATCATGGGGACGTCCGCACGCTTGACATGGATCAGCTTGCTCCTATTGATGCTCTTGCGTTTGGTTTCCCTTGCAATGACTACAGCGTTGTGGGCGAACAGAAAGGCATGGACGGACACTTTGGGCCGCTCTATTCTTACGGCGTAAGAGCACTCCGGCAATTCAGACCACAGTGGTTTGTAGCTGAAAATGTCGGCGGATTGAGGAGTGCGAATGGAGGCAATGCACTTACGAAAATTCTTGACGATTTAAGGGATGCCGGTTATATAATCACTCCGCATCTTTATAAATTTGAAGAATATGGTATTCCGCAGGCAAGGCATAGGCTGATTATAGTAGGCATTCGTGATGACATAAATGTAAAGTTTGGTGTGCCGTCCACGGCTCCATATGCGGGCATTGACAATTCCTGCAGGACAGCAATTGAAGTACCGCCAATACCAGCGAACGCTTTCAATAATGAACAGACAAGACAGTCTGAAATGGTAGTTCAGAGGCTTGAGCATATTTTGCCAGGTCAGAACGCATTTACTGCAGATTTGCCGGAGGAACTGCAGTTAAATATTAAAGGAGCTAAAATCAGCCAAATATACAAGCGGCTTGACCCTGACCGGCCGTCTTACACTGTAACGGGTAGCGGCGGCGGCGGAACACATATTTATCACTGGGCAGAGCCGAGGGCACTTACAAATCGTGAAAGAGCAAGGCTTCAGACTTTCCCGGATACCTATGAATTCATTGGAGGGAAGGAAAGTGTACGAAAACAAATCGGCATGGCTGTACCGTGCCGCGGCGCTCAGATTATCTTTGAAGCAATATTGCGATGCTTTGCAGGAATTGATTACGAAACAACGGAAGCGAGAATAAATGAATAGCAACAGAACAGCGGTGCCAGATTTGAAAAGACAGGCACCGCTGTTTTCAGCACATTTAGTGTATAATATCGTTGTATAGCTGCAGGAGGTTTTCCGCAGCGACTTTTTTCTTCAGCTGGCATTCCCATATAACAAGAACCCGCCAGCCCTGTTTCGTGAGGAGCTTTTGGTTTTCCGCATCTCGCTCAATGTTGCGGGATATTTTCTGGTGCCAGTATTCTTCATTGCTTGATGGCCACACGAACCTGCCGCAATCGTGTTTGTGCCAGAAGCATCCGTTGACAAAAATGACAGTCCTATATTTAGGGAGTACGATATCAGGGCATCCGGGGAGACGGCGGACATTTTTCCTGTACCGCAGTCCTTTGGAAAACAGATATTTTCGTACTGTTTCTTCCGGCTTGGAATTGGTGCTTCTGATATGAGACATATTTTTGCTTCGGACTTCTTTTGAATGTGTATCAGCCATATCAGTCCTCGATCACATCATAGTAGACCGAACCTTGCGGAAGTTTAATGTTCGGAACCCACAGTGATCTTCCTCCCCATCCTTTAGTGCCGGTGACCTGATACATCGTGAGGACAACTTTGCGCGGGAATGATCCGCCAAGCTGCCAGTCATTCGGCGACAGCAGGGCACCGGTTCCCTTGGCAACATCTCTGTTCCTGCGGACAATCAGTATCCCCTGCGTCGTAGGCACTTCAGCAAGCATCATGTCGAATATGGCCGTAAATGATGACAGCTTGAAATCAGGGTCTGCGGTAACATGAGATAAAATTTCTTTTATGAAACGGAGATTGACTTGGTAGTATGGCTCGTTTTCAGAAAACTGAGCAAGAAGTTCAGTAATCTGTTCAATGGTATCATTATCAGGGGAAAGCGGATAGTAGTTTGTGCCTCCGGATATAGCTGCCACATGGTCGGTATCAAGCACATTCTTCCGGGTAGGGTTCAATCCTTCCGGGTAATAAATCTTAATATCGTCAATGCCCTGTTCAACTTGTGATATGATGGCATTGTTGGTGGCGTTAATATCCGCGAACAGCTTATACAGCCGTTCATCGATATATACCATCATCATTCCGGGATCGCGGTCGTACCCAAACATCCGGCTGTGCTGCCACATGGTGTCAGCCTGCGGCTTTTTTGCTGTCCGTGTATAATATAAAGTCTGCAGGCCCGGAAAAGTAACTCCGCGGCCTAATGTGTTTCCGCCAATTACAAAATTGCATCCCTCAGAATATTCATTGCTCTCAACATCTGTCTTCCCATTCATGACAAGAATTTTTGCTTCATCATTTGTTAAAATCTGAGAGGCAGTATCTATAATTTGATTAAAAGAAACTTTGGCAGATTTTGATGGCGTAAGCAGGGCATATTGTTTTTTCAGTTCCGCGGAAAAGGCACCTTTCAGATTTGCCTTGCACCACTCCAGTTCCTTTTCGATATGTGAAGCAAAATTTTGATGGGCAGACTGCCGGACGCTTGGATGAATAAGGCAGTTCGATACGCTGCCGCCAGATGCGAAAATCTGAGCAGAGACAAGAATATGTCTTATTACAATATCCCGCTCAGCCTGATCCAAGGTGTCTAAATAGGTAACGCAATCGGGTCTGCCATTTTTCGGGAAAAAGAAATCTCCGCCGAGGTACCCTTTTCCTGGGTTGAAATAATAAGTGAAAAGCGGATGCCAGCCAGATGCCATTGTCTGCAGGAAGATGGCCTGCGGTGTGCCAGTCACCTGCAGGTACAAGCTGCTTGAAGCACCGCTGCGGATGGAATCCAAATATTTGTTGATAGATGACTGCCCTTTTTTGTTGATAAGTGTATTGAGAGAAGCGGCATCAGCCTCATCGTCAATGATAAAAAGTGGATTGCCGCGCATAAAGCCTGTCGAACTAAAGATATTTGCCCATAGTTTTAGTATACGCGCATTCTTTTTCAGAACCACAATTGTTGGGAGAATCAAGCTGTTTTCTGTGAATATGCCCGCATCGTTTTCTCCGCAGATGCAGTATCCCTCCAAATCTGATTTTACACGGTCGAGCGTCTGCTGCTGAAGCACGACATTATCTGTTGTGAGCAGGACAAAGACTGGGAAACCCAAATCGGTGGCCTTACATATGATTCCGAACATCTGTCCCGTTTTGCCAGACTGCACGTTTCCAAACAGCAGGCCAATTTCGTGGCTTGTGAATGAAAAGTTTTTCAGGTATTTTCCGCCAACTTCTTCCGCTGTGGCAGATATTGATTCTGCCAGTCCTGCATTTCCGCGCCCAGTTATTCTGTTTAGGTAACTTTTTAAATATTGCATCAATCAGCATCTCCTTCCATATCCTCCGGCTTGAACGACAGCATCCAAACATCCAGCTCATTTCCTTCCCCGTCCAAGGCGGTTTGGCCTGTTTTTTTCAGATACAGATTTTCACAGCCATACTCCTGCAGGATTTCCTTTGTAATCATACCCTTGCGGTCGGTATCCTTCTGTGTATCATTGATTGGGGCAACCAGTCCTGCTGCGACAAGACGTCCTTTGAGCCATCTGCCCATAATCAGTTCATCACCAACCGCGCTAAATTGTTTATTGCCGTCGCTTGTGGTATGTGCTTTGAACCAATAGCCATCATCAGTAACGATAAAAAACGGTACATTCTTTTCGGGGTATCCATCAATATGGGTGATTTCCTTGGCAACTGTCAGCTGCGTTTCGTACCAGTCGCGGGATTTTCGCCTGCTTCTTGGCGCGGCATAACAAACATTTATGTTGGATTTTGTGAAATGCCGTCCATCATCCATGTGGCGTTCCGCCGCTGCAGGAACCTTGAGCGGGAGCATGAATGACGCATATGCAGCACAGCGCCTGTAGAATTCCACATTTGTTGGCGGAACCTCTGTAACGAGTTCAATTCCTGATAATGCGTTGTTTTTTTCAAAAATCAGCGGCATATCAGAAATCTCATTGATATTGGCAGAACAGCTGGGTTGTTTCAGTTTGTTCAGGAATTCAGCAATCTCCCGGCATTCATCGGCGTTTGTCGTTAATGAAGCGATTTCGTATTGCCTGCGGTTGGATGCCTCGAGCTTCAGGACTCCAAGATTTGCTGAGCCAATGATAGCCGCAAACGGCTCGCTGTCTTTATAGAAACAATAAATTTTCCCGTGATATTTGAAAGCACGAACCATACGGATTTCCCCTATTCCGGAATCAGCCCATTTTCTATGTATTTTTACAGCTGTGTGGTAGGAACTTTCCGGCATCCCCTCGATGTAATACATACCAATGTTCAGGCAGATTGTGCCGATATTGCATTCCGCCGCCAGTTCGTCGAGTTCCTCTAACGATGCGCGGGAAACATACCCGACAGCAATTTCCAGGCGGTCCGCTTTGGTCAGCTGTTCCTTAAAGCAGTCAGCTATGGTCTGCTGACCGTCTTCGGCTGCAAGCGGAAGAATGTCAGAATAAAGCAGTTTCATCTCAAATCCTCCTTAATCGTCAATCGTTTCCATGATATCATCCATGTGTACGTTCAGCGCTTCGCAGATTTTCAGAAGCACATCCGTGGTAACATTTTCGCATTTCCCAAGTTTTGCTATTGATGCCGAGCTGACACCGGCAGCAACCTTCAAATCATGTTTATTCATTTCTTTATCTATCAAAAGTTTCCATAGCTTGTTGTAGCTGATTCTCATCGTGGGTTGTCGGCTCCTTTCTAATCGTCAAACAAACTGTCTGAATCGTTCTCTTTCTCAATTCTTGTTTTCAGTTCATCATAATATTTTTTGACATTGCAGTATTCCCGAAGAATCGGAAATTCGGCCTGTTCCATGAAATCCCTAAGCCATGCATACTTTGCCGGATTTTTGCGAAGCTCATATATTTCAATTTCAACAGTGATTCCCACTTCATCCGGACTCCCAAAATAATCAAAATACCGATATGGAAGATCTTCTTCGGCAAATATGGTAGTATCCTCAAGGATTTTTTCGTTTATACAATCAGGATCAGGATAATTATAGAATCCATCGTCATCCGTAAATTCCCTGTAGGCTGACACCCATTTTTTTGTCGGCATCTCATAGATTTCTTTCGGCCATCCGTAATCATCGAGATCAGAGACTGCTTCCAGTTGCTTTTCCCTGAGTATCGACTGGTACAAAAAAGACTGCGGTTCGTTCGGGTAGGAATCGCCTGTTTCGCCCTCCTCATAGTAAAGAGCAGGATACATACGCTCCAAAAACTCCCAATATTCTTCATCGTCCCCTGCCGTAGAGCAATCTGCTATGAGGCTTTCCAGAAATGGCAGAAAGATAAATCTTTCAACCTTGGCAGGAATCATATCATAGAGCATGTCGAATGTTCTGTCCGTGTAGGAACGATGCTGCATCTTTTCAAAAAAATCGCCGACCTTTTTCAACTTGTTATCGTAACTGGATGCAAAATGTACGGCGGCGAAGTATTCCTGGAAAGAGCGGTGAATGAAAAAATATCTTTCTCCCTCGCGGTACATAATACAGAGGTTATCGGTAAGGTCAAGAAGAAAGTCTCTCGGCTGGACACCAGTAAGTTCGGCATAACTGTCTTTTAGAACCTTTGACATATAAACTGAAAAATTTCTTTCAGTGAATTCCAGGATTTCCTCTGTATAAGTTCTGGCGCAAAATTCCGCAAAGTATTTTGCAAACTCTTCAGGTGTCAATTTTGTATGGAGGCTTCGCTTGAATGTGCCCTTTGACGCATCATGAAGCCTTGCCATCGTTTCATACGCTTTTGAATAGAAAACGTGCATCTTTGCAGGAACCTCACCAAAAGTGGTGTATGTCATCAGCATTATCGTTAATAGTAGCGGATTGCTGGCAAATTGATAGTGGGAGGCATATAGGTGCCTGTCCAGGTCTTTCATAAAATTTTCCTTTGCAGCAGTATCCCAAAATTCCAGTTTTTGTACAAGTTCAAGAGCCTGTTCTTTTGTCAGTTCCTGTATATCAAAAACAGAAAACTTGGAGTATGCGATAAACGAAAAAACGGGACGAGATGTGATGATAATAGTATTGCCTGGATAAGACTTGATAAAGGCTTCTAAGTCCAAATCGAAGTTCTCCCTAATGGTACTCTGAATTTCATCAAGGCCATCCATAAGTAAAATCATATTTTTCTCTTGAAGCGAGGAGATGATGTCATTTTGGGAAACGACAGCATCAAATTCTCTTGCGGATTTCCATATGAAATCGACAATCCCGCTGGTAGTGTCTTTGTAAGCTTTCAGAGGCAGAAGGAAAGGTGTACTTCCAGTATCTGCAGATTTCTCTGCCGATGATAAAAACAGATGCGTGAGCAACATGGATTTCCCAATTCCGCCGGTGCCTTCGATAATGATGTATTTTGATTCGGCCTCTAACTTTTCTACGGTCGCATTGCTGATGGTTTTTTCTGATTTGAAATCACGTACTCCTGTGGCACGAAATTTTCTGTAGTGAACATTATTGCATACATACAGTTCATAAAATGGATGTGGTTTTTCAGCGTAAAGCAAGGTTTTCTTTGTGGAGTAATATGACACTGCGGCATCCAGATATTTTTGGAACGGACTCGCTGCGCCTTTATCTGCTGCCCGTCTTTCTAAATACAGAACACCGTCCTGATACTCTCCGAGATCCGGAGCGACACCATTGATATCCATTATAATTGGCGTTATCGTGTCAGGCTTTGAAGCACCTTTAGGAGTGCTTTTTTTATTTGCACCGGCAGCCTGAGTGATGATTTCTACGAATAAAGCCGCAAGCTCATCTCCGGCACTATTGGGTTCGATGCCTGGTATAGCATTTTGGAAAACCGTGCAGAGATTCTCTCTGACCGCATCCGAAAAGTTGCCTATGTATGCGGAAAATTCCATGGGTTCGACATAGGTATTTATTTTCTTCGAAATTCCTGATATGGAAGTGTGTCCATTGTAAAAACCCTTATAGCTACTGTTCTTATAGCCGTCCAAGATATCGCTTCCGTCATCGGTAGTAATGGAATCAAAAAGTGTCTTCGCAAAACTGTGGGTGCTGGCCCCATTTCCTAAAACAGAAAACAGTTTATTTGCAAACTCATTAAACTGCATAATATCCTCCTTATCCAAAGCTGTCCAAGCCTATCCACACATATCTTTCACCGCCGAGTAGTGCCAGCTTGGTTTTGTATAATGAAAAAGAACTTAAGGCAGAGAGGGTTCGCTTTGCACCAGATGGCAGACGGTGCGAAAACGGCAGAAAACTTAAGTATCAATTTATTGTAACATAAAAATGTGAATTTTACTACTGCTTTCACAAATTTATTTTTCACGATTATTGCAGATGAATCTGCTATCAGTAATTTCCCTTCCTAAAACACATTAATCTTTAAACTTAGGATGGGCATCAGGACAGGGGAATGCATGAGTGTCCAAGATGCGGTGACAATTGCCGTATTTGAAAGGAAGTGATTTGTTGCAGTTCGGTTTACCTATAGGTATGAAGTAAAGGGCTGCTTCAAGAATTATTTAGAAATACAAATCGTTATATGAGTTATCAGGAACATTGATGTTCTTCTGATAGATGTCAATGGAGCAATGCTTCGAGTAAAAAAATCACAATAAGCCTGATTACGTATAAGGGCAATGTTGGATACATAAAGCTGTTTCCGCTGATTCGGTCAGTGGGGAAGCGGCAGCATGTACCCTTTATTCCTTATACCATTTTTCAGGCATGGGATAACCGGGTGCATACCGCATCCGGCTTTTTGTACCTTATTGTCCTTCCCGTCAAGCAGGCGGAAAGGACAACCTATGAAAATCAAGAAAACGCCGCAAGACAAGAGAGGTACTTACAAATTATTTGATGACAACGGAAATTTTGTCACCGAATACAAGCCGGGAGAGCATGGGATTAAGGATGTGGATATCCTTGCTCTTCATAAGATGGACGACCACGAGGTGTACATCAACGCCAAGGAAAACAAGCTGCCGGAATGGTATCAGCCTATTTACGACAAGTGGAAGGAGCAGTTCATCGCTGATTTCAAGGAGAAATACGGAAGGGAGCCGTTTGCGAATGAAATCCCCGGAAAGCACCGAGTATTGGAATCACTGGACGGGCAGACCGATCCTGACGGCGATGACCTGGGCGACAGCAGCCGCCTGGAGGAGCAGCTGTCTGTATCGGATGAGGAAGAAGTCCCGGATACGATCATCCGTCTGCGGGAGCTTGTGGCGGCAATGCCGGAACAGTGGCAGAAGGTCTACCGGCTTGTATTTATGGAAGGACTGTCCAAAGCGAAAGCTGGAAAAAGGATTGGCATCAGCGATGTCCGAGTCGGCCAGCTGGTGAAGAAGATCAATGCTGCCATCGCTGAAGATGAGACTTTGAAAAATTTATACAGATAGTACTTCGGATTCTGCCATTTCCTTTTGCCTATAGGGTTGTAAGGGACAAACGATACAACCCTTGCAGAAAGGAAGATATCGGATATGGCGCTGAAACATAGAATCCGCATCAATGTCACGGACGAAAAATCCAGGACAAGGGTACTGGAAGGCGCGGATTGCAGGCTACCGATGAGACTTCTCCATCTGCTTTTCGGGGATTTCACAACGGTATACCTGCTCTCGCCTGGACAGAGTGTGGAGTCGGTAGAAATTCATGAAGTCAAAGGAGGGAAAAAGGAAAATGAGCAGGATTAAGTTGCTTTTGAATGTCATTGAGGATGTCCGCTCTTTGGGAGACAGCCTGCAGGCACTTGCAGATGCAATGGCAAGCGGCGAGCCGAAGGAAGAACCGAAGAAGAAAATCAGGACAAAAGAAGAGCCTAAGCCGAAGGCGCAGGAGCCTGCTCCTGCAGAAGCGGAACCGGAAAAGAAACCGCTGACGCTGGAAGAAGTCCGTATGGTGCTGGCGGAAAAATCCCGTGCGGGATATACGGCGGAGGTCAGGAGCCTCATCACACAGCATGGGGCGGATAGGCTGTCGGATGTTGATCCGGCGGAGTATGAAGCCCTGCTTTCGGAAGCGGAGGTGCTGGGGAATGGGTAAACATGCACTTCTTTCCGCATCCTCAAGCCACCGGTGGCTTGTCTGCCCGCCGTCCGCAAAACTCTGTGCGGAAGTGGAGGACAAGGGTAGCGAATATGCCGCAGAAGGCTCGGATGCACACGCTTTGTGTGAGTACAAGGTGCTGAAATATCTCGGAAAAGATGTCAAAACCCCGACTGCGGCACTCTCTTTCTATGACGAGGAAATGGAATGCTGCACAGATGATTATGCTGCCTATATTTTTGAAATCGTGGAAAAAGTGAAGGACACCTGCAGGGATCCCGTTGTCCTCGTGGAACAGCGGCTCGACTTTTCCAGGTATGTGCCGGAGGGCTTTGGCACGGGCGACTGCCTGATCGTAGCGGACGGGACGCTTTATGTGATTGATTTCAAGTATGGCAGGGGCGTGGAAGTTTCTGCCCTGGAGAATCCGCAGATGATGTGCTACGCGCTTGGCGCACTGGAGCTTTTCGATGGGATTTATGACATCACATTGGTCTGCATGACGATCTACCAGCCGCGCCGGGAGAATGTCAGTGTGTCCACAATGTCAAAGGCTGACCTTTACCAATGGGCGGAGGAGACCCTCGCCCCTATCGCAAAACTCGCCTATGACGGCAAGGGAGATTTCAAGGCCGGGGAACACTGCCGGTTCTGCAAGGTCAAAGCGACCTGCAGGAAAAGGGCGGAGTACAACCTCGAACTGGCAAAGTACGACTTTGAGATGCCTGCTGAACTGGAAAACGCGGAGATCGCCGCCGTCCTTGCGAAAGCGGACGAGCTGGCGGCATGGGCGGCGGACGTGAAGGAATACGCCTTGGCGCAGGCACTTGCGGGAGTGGAATATGACGGCTGGAAGGTGGTTGAAGGACGCTCCAACCGCAGATACATCAATGAAACGGCAGTCGCAGACACAGTAAAACAGGAGGGCTTCGATCCGTTTGAGCATAAGGTTCTCGGCATCACGGCCATGACAAAGCTGCTCGGAAAGGCAAAATTCGACAAGCTGCTCGGAAACCTGGTTGAAAAACCAAAGGGCAAACCGGCTTTAGTACCCGCGTCGGACAGACGCCCGGCTATGAACAATGCGGCAAACGCCGCAGACGATTTTAAGGAGGAAAATTAAATGGCAAATTTCACTAACCCGACAAAAGTTATCACAGGACCTGGCACCAGATGGAGCTATGCCAATGTGTGGCAGGCAAAGTCCATCAACGGCGGCGCGCCGAAGTTCTCGGTGTCGCTCATCATCCCGAAGTCGGACACGGCTACGGTAAACAAAATCAAAGCCGCGATCCAGGCTGCCTACGAGGAGGGGCAGTCCAAGCTGAAGGGCAGCAGCAAGGCCGTACCCGCGCTCTCCATTTTGAAAACCCCGCTCCGTGACGGCGACCTGGAGCGCCCGGACGATGAAGCCTACGCCAATGCGTACTTTGTCAACGCCAACAGCAGTACGGCTCCCGGAATCGTGGATGCTGACCGCCAGCCGATCATCGACACCTCGGAGGTATACAGCGGCGTGTACGGCAGGGCGAGCATCAACTTTTACGCCTTCAACAGCAATGGAAACCGCGGCATCGCCTGTGGTTTGAACAACCTTCAGAAGATCCGTGACGGGGAGCCTTTGGGCGGCAAGACCAGAGCCGAGGACGATTTCGCGGACGAGAGTGAGGACGACTTCCTCTCGTAAGCACATAGCATAACGGCGGGCGGCGGGAATGTCTGATTTTGGACGATCCCGCCGCCTTTAATATTCAGGAAAGGATGACAATATGGGAAAAATCAAGACGCTTTCGCTGGACTTGGAGACCTACAGCGATGTGGATTTATCCAAGTGCGGCGTGTATAAATATGCGGAATCCCCCGCTTTTGAAATCCTGCTGTTCGGCGTGTCAGTGAACGGCGGGGACATTGCGGTGTATGACCTGGTGCGGGGCGATGAAGTGCCGAAGGAGATTATTGCGGCACTTTCCGATGAAACGGTTACCAAGTGGGCATATAATGCGGCGTTTGAACGGGTGTGTCTGTCAAATTATCTTGAAGAATGGCTGGAGCCGGAGGGCTGGCGCTGCACGATGGTGTGGTCGGCTTACCTTGGGCTGCCGCTTTCACTGGAAAGCGTGGGTGCGGCGCTTGGGCTGGAAAAGCAGAAGCTGACCGAGGGCAAAGACCTGATTCGCTATTTCTGCGTTCCCTGCAAGCCCACCAAGGCGAATGGCGGAAGGACACGCAACCTGCCGGAGCATGACAGAGAGAAATGGGAGCGTTTCAAAACATACAACTTCCGTGATGTGGAAACGGAAATGCAGATACAGCAGCGGCTTTCAAAGTTCCCCGTACCAGATTTCGTGTGGGAGGAATACCGCCTCGACCAGGAGATCAATGATCGGGGCATCGGCGTGGACATGGAGATGGTGCGTCGGGCAATCGCCATGGACGGGCACTCCAAGGCGGAGCTGTCGGCGGCAATGAAAAAACTGACGGAACTGGAGAACCCCAATTCCGTACAGCAGATGAAGCAGTGGCTTTTGGAGAATGGGATGAAGACGGATGCGCTGGATAAGAAGGCGGTGGCGGAACTGCTGAAGGATGCGCCAGAGCCGTTAAAGACCGTGCTTACCCTGCGTCAGCAACTTGCCAGGTCATCGGTCAAGAAATACACGGCGATGGAGAATGCGGTATGTGCCGACAGCCGCGCGCATGGGATGTTCCAATTTTATGGAGCCAATCGCACCGGGCGGTACAGCGGACGCATAATCCAGCTTCAGAACCTGCCGCAGAACCATATCCCGGACTTGACGCAGGCACGGGCATTGGTGCAGTGCGGGGATTATGACGCTCTGAAACTGCTCTACGAGGATGTCCCCGACACGCTCTCGCAGCTCATCCGAACGGCGTTTGTGCCGCAGGACGGCAGGAAATTCATTGTGGCGGACTTTTCCGCCATTGAGGCCAGGGTGATTGCATGGCTTGCCGGGGAGAAATGGCGGCTGAAGGTGTTCGAGGACGGCGGCGACATTTACTGCGCATCCGCAAGCCAGATGTTCCGCGTCCCCGTTGAAAAGCACGGCGTGAACGGCCATCTGCGGCAGAAAGGCAAAATCGCTGAGTTGGCATTAGGCTACGGCGGCTCGGTCGGCGCACTGAAATCCATGGGTGCTTTGGAGATGGGGCTTGCCGAAGAGGAACTGCAGCCGCTGGTGGATATGTGGCGGAGTTCAAACCCACACATTATCGAACTTTGGTGGGATGTTGACCGCGCGGTGAAGGAGTGCATCAAAAAGCGGATATTCACGGAGACACACGGCATCCGCTTCGTTTACCAGAGCGGCATGATGTTCATCACGCTCCCGTCCGGCAGGCGGCTTGCCTATGTGAGGCCGGGGATCGGCGAGAACCGTTTTGGCGGGGAGTCCGTCACCTACATGGGCGTGGGCGGCACGAAGAAATGGGAGCGGCTGGAAACCTTCGGCGGCAAGCTGGTGGAGAACATCGTGCAGGCGGTCAGCCGGGATATCCTGTGCTACGCCATGCGGACACTCTCCTGCTGTTCCATCGTGGCGCACGTCCATGACGAGATCATTATTGAAGCGGACAGGCGGATGTCCCTTGCCGCCGTTTGTGAGCAGATGGGCAGGACGCCGCCATGGGCAAAGGGACTTCTTTTGCGGGCGGACGGATACGAATGTGATTTTTACCAGAAAGATTAGGTGGCCATATGGAACGGCTGCGGATTGAATATGAGACGGGATATATGGAACTGAATATAGCCGTGTTTTTCCCCTGCCCTATTCAGAAGGCACGGAAGATTGCGAAACTTATCAACCGGTACTGCTCCGATGAGACAAGGGCAGAGCTGCTTTCCACTCTGTGTGAGCTGGCGGACGGATATGCGGCGCTTTGCGGTGAGCATAAGCGGAAGATGTCGGAACTGTCAGAGGACTCGTCCGGGTACTGTTACTGGAGGGCGCAGTTTAACAGGACGGAAACGCTACGGAAAAGGATGGAGCGGAACATCAGACTGATACAGTAGCAAAATGGATAAACGGGCATCTGTTTTACTCCTTGGCAGACAGATGCCTGTTTTTTTATCGTATCAGGTCAGCGCAATTTTGTGCCGGCCTCGTTTGCATCACAGGAGATTTAACGCATCGGATTCCCGTTTTGGGAATGTGCCTGCAGGTCATACCAGACATTTATAAAAATTTTTCGGCGGCTGCTTCGGATTTGGCAGTTTTCCTTTGCCTATAGAGGCAGGAGACAGCAAAGACTGCCTTACTTTACAGAAAAACGGAGGTAATTCGTATGCATGAATTACAGATTTTTAAGAGCGAGGAATTCGGCTCTGTCCGCACAATGGTCATTGGAGACGAGCCGTATTTTGTCGGAAAAGATGTGGCGGGGATTCTCGGCTACAAGGACACCTCGGATGCGCTCAAACGCCATGTTGACAGCGATGATAAGCTGAGTCGGTGTTTTACCGACTCAGGCCAGGGCCGCGAAATGTACGTCATTAACGAGAGCGGTCTTTACAGCCTTATCCTCTCAAGCAGGCTGCCGGCGGCGAAAAGGTTCAAACGCTGGGTAACGTCCGAGGTGTTGCCCGCCATCCGAAAGCATGGCGTGTATGCGGTGGACGAGCTGCTTGCCGATCCCGACACGCTGATTGCGGCACTTACACAGCTGAAGGCGGAGAGGGAAAAAGCAAGGGTGCTGACGGAGACGGTGGCTGTCCAGAAGCAGCAGATCGCAGAGATGAAGCCGAAGGCGAGCTACTACGATGTGGTTCTGAACTGCAAAGACCTTGTGGCAATTTCGGTAATCGCCAAGGACTACGGCTGGTCGGCTAACCGCATGAACCGGTATCTGCACGGAAAAGGCGTGCAGTTCAAGCAGGGCGGCATCTGGCTGCTGTACCAGAAATATGCCGAGAGGGGCTACACAAGCACCAAAACCCACAGCTATCCGGCAAATGACGGCACCGTCCACACGAAGGTACACACCTACTGGACGCAGCAGGGGCGGCTGTTCATCTACGACCTGCTTAAGGCGGACGGCATTCTGCCCACGATGGAACGGGAGGACGGATATGATGATTGATAAGAAAAACTCGGAAGGGTACATGGATCCGACCACATATCACGCACTGACAAAAATCGAAAAGGAAGAAAAGGCGGCCCGCAGGGCTGCCTGCTTCCGGCCGCTGGTCTATATCTGCAGCCCGTTCAGCGGCGACATTGACAGCAATACCGAAAAAGCACGGCGCTACTCCCGCTTTGCGGTTGATAAGGGCACTATCCCTCTGACCGTACATTTGCTTTTTCCGCAGTTTCTGTCTGAAAAGACGGAACGCCCGCTTGCCCTCTATATGGGCAAAGTGATCCTTGCAAAATGCCAGGAGGTATGGGTGTTTGGCAGCCATATATCTGAGGGCATGGCTGCGGAAATTGTGAGGGCGAAAAAGTTGGGCAAGACTATCCGCTATTTCACAGAAGGATTGGAGGAGGTTAAGGCAGATGCGTGATTTACCAATTGCTTACGGACACAGCAGCCATGCGAAGAAATGGTCGAACAAGACCACGACTTTCGATGACCTGTGTGAGAGACTGAAAACCACCATCCGGACGCCGGAGTCGGTGGAAGAATACGCAAAGATGAAGTCAAAGGAGCGCGAAGCGGCAAAAGACCACGGCGGCTTTGTCTGCGGAGCCCTGACAGGCGGCAGGCGTCTCTTGCAGAATGTGGCGTGCCGTTCCGTGATCAGCCTGGACGGGGACAGGGTTACGGCGGTGTTTGTGGACGATTACAAGAATCGGATGAAATACCGCTCCTGCCTTTACTCCACGCACGGTCATGTGCCGGAGAGTCCGAGGGTGCGGGTACTGATTCCGCTTACGAGGGATGTGACGCCGGAGGAATATGTCGCCATCTCAAGGTATGTGGCGGAGGAGCTTGGCATCGATATGTTTGACGAATGCTCCTATATCCCGAACCAGATGATGTACTGGCCGAGTACGCCGTCGAACGGCGAATACCTGTATCTTGTGACGGACGGCGGCTGGCTTGACCCGGATGATATCCTTTCGGCGCATCCCGAGTGGACGGATCCGGCAAGGCTGCCCACGTCCTCCAGGGAGAGCGAGGCGAAGGGTGTCAGCGATAAGAAACAGGCGGACCCTTTGGAGAAGGACGGCATTGTCGGCGTTTTCAATAATGCCTATTTTCCCGTCAATCTCGCTATGGATGCCTTCCTGGGTGACATTTACGAGCTGTCATCGGACGGCAGCCGATACCGCTATAAAGAGTCGAGCAGCCAGCCAGGTGTGGAAATCAAGGAGGGCGGCAAGTTCGTATACAGCCACCATGCCAAAGACCCGGCGTATCTGAGACTCTGCAGCGCATTCGACATCGTCCGCATCCACTTGTTTGGCGGTGATGACGACAAGAAATCCTTCCGGGAGATGGCGGATTTCGCAAGTAAGGACGAGAAGGTCAAGCTGCTGATTTTGGAGGAAAAGCAGAGGGGCGCGGCGGACTTCGCGGAGGACGATGATTCCTGGAAAAAGCAGCTGGAATATGAATCCCGGTCAACGGCTCTGAAAAATTCACTCCATAATATCACGCTGATCATGGAGAACGAGCCGAACCTCAAGGGCATCGTTTTCAACCAGCTCGCCGACGGGATGGAGATTAAGGGCGAGGTGCCGTGGAAGCATCCGGCGAGGTTCTGGCGGGACGCGGACGACGCCCAGCTCATCAGCTTTGTGGATTCCCACTACGGCTCGTTCTCCGACAGGAACTACCGCATCGCTGTCACGAAGGTGACGGACGACCGCTCCTACCATCCCATCCGTGAGATGTTCGAGTCGCTTCCTCCATGGGACAGAGAAAAGCGAATGGAGACCGTGCTGATTGATTACCTCGGCGCGGAGGACAGCCCCTATGTGCGGGCGGTCACGAGGAAGTCCCTGTGCGCGGCGTATATGCGGGTATACCATCCCGGAATCAAGTTCGACACCATGATTGTCTTAAACGGGGCGCAGGGCATCGGCAAAAGTACGCTGATCGCCGCCCTCGGCGGGGAGTGGTTCTCCGACAGTCTTGTGCTCTCCGACATGAACGACAAGACGGCGGCGGAGAAGCTGCAGGGGTACTGGATTCTGGAAATCGGCGAGCTTGCGGGCATGAAGAAAGCCGACATCGACAAGGTCAAGGCGTTCATTTCCCGCCAGGACGACAAGTACCGCGCCAGTTTCGGGCGGCGGGTGACGCCGCATCCAAGGCAGTGCGTGTTCTTCGGCACGACCAACAGCGAGAACGGCTATCTGCGCGACATCACGGGGAACCGCCGCTTCTGGAACGTCAAAGTAAGCGGACGGGGAAAGTGGAAGCCCTGGGAGATGACCGGCGAAGTCATAAAGCAGATTTGGGCGGAGGCCGCCGAAACTGCCAAGGCGGGCGAAAAGCTGTATCTCGACGCGGACCTTGAGGAATATGCCAAAAAGGAGCAGCGCGAGGCGATGGAGCAGGACGACCGCGAGGGCATCGTGCGGAACTACCTGGATATGCTCCTGCCGGAAGGCTGGGGCGGCATGGACCTCTACAGGCGGCGGGAATATTTCCGCGACCAAGACGATCCCACGAGGACGGAGGGGACCGTGATGCGGCAGACCGTCAGCAACATTGAAATCTGGTGCGAATGCTTCGGCAAGGGCAAGGAGGAGATGCGCCCCTCCGACTCCTATGCCATATCCGCCATCATGGTGCGGATTGAGGGATGGGTGAAAAGCGGCGTGCGACAGATGCTCCCCATCTATGGGCGGCAGCGCATATATACGAGGACAGCCTGAGCCGTCCAATGCCTGTCCCAGTGTTGTCCACAGCCGCAAAACGCAGGCGGCACAAGGCTTTTTGGCACATCCGTGGACAACTGGACAGAAAAATCTATATAAGGCAAAAACATTAAATTTTATAATAGCGGCCACGTTCCGCATATATGCACACGTGCGTATTTCGCGCGTAAGGGAAAATTCCGTCCACTTGTCCGCAGAAACGCTGAAATGCCTGTAATACCAAGGTTTTCAGCGTGGACAGGCGGCACGGACAGGCGGTGGACGGGACAACCGATGGAAGGAGGATATCAAGATGATAAAGAATGGCAGGCCATACACCAATGAGAACGGATGGGAGGACGGTGGGCTGATTACCGACCATGGCGATGAAGTGAAAAAAGCGGTGGATGGCTGGATTGGGAAGAACATCCGCACCGCAAAGAAGATACTTCGGGGGCGGACGAGCTATGGGATGAAGCACATCCTGGAGCATGACACGGGCATCTACCTTACGAACAACGAGTTCAAGGACGCCATGCTGCTTGCGGGATATTCCCCCGTGAATCCGGGGGAACTGAACTGGCGGTACCGGATTGTCCTTACCCGCGACATCAACGACAATCCCAGCCCATTCTTTAAGTGGGCAGAGAAGTTCAAGTCGGAACCGTCTCCCTGCGGGGATTTCGTCAGGGATATGCTGAGGGACTTTGGTTTCCCCAAAACGGCGAGCCACCGGGCAATCTCAAGCTACCTGTGGCAGACAGGAGCCTGCACCGGGGCGGTTGATGCTTTCGAGGAACTGTGGAGGGCATATGCGGGAGAAGAGCATTGAACAGAAATTTGTCCACTCCGTAAAAGCGGCGGGCGGCATCGCGCCGAAACTCGTCTCTCCGGGATTTGACGGGATGCCCGACCGCATGGTGCTGATGCCGGAAGGCAGGATTGCCTTTGTGGAGGTAAAGGCCCCCGGCGAAAAGCCGCGTCCGCTGCAGCTCGCAAGGCACAGGCTCCTGCGGCGGCTGGGCTTCAGGGTGTATGTGCTGGACAGCGGGAAACAGATCACACGCATCATTGATGAGATTGGAGGTGATGCCGAATGAAGTTCATACCACACGATTATCAGTCCTATGCGATTGATTACATTGAGAACCATAAGACAGCGGCGGTTCTCCTGGATATGGGCTTAGGCTGAGCAAGACCGCAATTACTCTGACGGCAGTAAACGATCTTTTGTTTGACCGCTTTGAAGCCCATAAAATCCTTGTGATAGCTCCTTTGCGGGTAGCGAGGAACACATGGGCGGATGAAATCAAAAAGTGGGATCATTTGGGCGGTCTGAAATACAGTGTGGCGGTCGGCACGGCGGAGGAACGGCTGGCGGCTCTCCAAAAACAGGCGGACATTACCATCATCAATCGTGAAAATGTGCAGTGGCTTGTGGAAGACAGTGGCGTTCTCTTCGATTTCGACATGGTGGTGATTGACGAGCTTTCCTCTTTCAAGAACCACCAGACGAAGAGGTTCAAGGCATTGATGAAAGTCCGGCCGAAGGTGAAGCGCATCGTGGGGCTGACCGGCACGCCTTCCAGCAACGGCCTGATGGATTTATGGGCGGAGTTCCGGCTGCTGGACATGGGCGGGCGGCTTGGCCGGTTCATCGGGCAGTACCGTACTTCCTACTTCCGGCCGGATAAACAGAACGGGCAGGTGGTGTTCTCCTACAAGCCGCTGCCGGGTGCGGAGAAACAGATATACGGCAAGATTTCCGACATCACCATTTCCATGAAGTCCACCGACCACCTGCAGATGCCGGAGCTGGTAAATTCCAGGTACACGGTGTACCTTTCCGAAACGGAGCGGGAGAAATACGAGGAACTGAAAAAAGACCTTGTCCTGCGGCTCCCGGATGGTGAGATCACAGCCGCCAATGCCGCATCCCTTTCCGGGAAACTGTCACAGATGGCAGGTGGCGCAATCTACACGGATGCCGGAGAAACAGTCGTCATCCATGAAAAGAAACTGGATGCGCTGGAGGACATCATCGAGGCGGCATACGGCAGGCCGGTGCTTGTGGCCTACTGGTTCCGGCATGACCTTGAGCGGATCTCGGAGCGGCTGCAGAAACTGAAAATCCCGTATGCCAGGCTGGACACGGGCGGCAGCATCCGGAAATGGAACGCCGGGGAGATCCCGGTGGCGCTGATCCATCCGGCATCCGCCGGACACGGCCTCAACCTCCAGGGCGGAGGGAACACGCTTGTGTGGTTCGGCCTTACCTGGTCGTTGGAATTATACCAGCAGACGGTGGCGAGGCTGTGGCGGCAGGGGCAGGCATCCGAAACCGTGGTGGTGCAGCACATCATCACGGAAGGCACCATAGACGAGCGGATCATGAAGGCGTTATCCGAAAAGAACACCACGCAGGCCGCATTGATTGATGCGGTGAAAGCCGATCTGAAAATATAAGCCAGTCAATGACAATCTGAGCCAAATAATGAAAACCAGTGACAATCCAGGGGCAGTAAAAATTTTCTTTTGGAGGTATCAGATTATGGGAATCGCATGGAAGTACCTGGATAAGAAGTCGGCAGCGGCAGACGCAGTGAAGGATTACAGCAGCATGAAGTTCATCATTGAACACACAGATGATGAGATTAAAGCGGCATATGAAAAAATGGGCGGGATCAGCAGCCCGCAGTTTGACGGGATGCCGCATGCGCACAACCCCCATGCCGCAGAGGACAGGATGGCGGAGGGAGTGGATGAGATCAGCGTCCTGCGGGAGCGGTACCGGCAGGCAATGGAATATATGGCGTGGTTCGTCCCGGCATGGGAGGAACTTTCGGAGGATGACCGCTATGTGCTGGATGCGTTCTACAGCGAGGACAATGAATACGGTAGCAGCGCGGCGGAGGATGTGGCGGAGTACTTCGGGATTGAGCGTGCATCCGCATACAGGAGAAAGAACCGGGCATTGGCAAAACTGACCACCCTGCTGTTCGGCAAACCATAATGTCCACTTTGTGAGATGATTTATCCGTTTCGGCGTGGTATGCTGATAGGGTAAAAAAAATGTCAAGAGGGCCTTCGTGGGAGCATTGGAATCCTGCGGGGGCTTTCTTTATGTCGTGAGTCCAGCTAATAAATGTCAATAGGTAAATGAAAAATATTTTTCTTCTAAAAAAGGGCAGACTTTCCCCTTGGTGAAAATATCATTTTTTAAAAAGATATTGATTCGTTGGATTTGCAGTGTTTTATGCAGCTATGTCGCATTTAGCAGCATTGTATTGTTTGATATGTTCCTGCGGAGTAATGATTTCAAAAGGCTTGTTATCTCTGAGCATTGCAAATATTATGTTGCATACCTTGTGTGAAACAGCACCCATTGCCACAAGCTTGGGTTTTGCTCCACATTTTTTGAGATAGTAATCCCGGAGTACTGGATTTTTAGCTTCACCTGTACGGGATACACTGATGCTTTGTAAAGTTAGTGTATGAACAACGCGCCTGGCTATGGCAGAGCCTCTTTTGGACATTTGGATTTTGGTACCTTCAAATTTGCCGGATTGTTTTACTGACGGATCAAGACCAAAGTAAGCAAAAAGTTGTTTTGGTTTTGAAAATGCAGAAAAATCACCAATCTCTCCCATGAGGGATATGGCAGATAAGAAACCGGCACCTTTGAATGTTTCGATCAAGTGAATCTGTTTCACAAAATCGGTATCTTCATTAGCATTTACGAGTTCGTGCATTGCTTCTAGAATGCTGCCGATTTCTTCATCATATTTGCGGATGAAGCTGATATAGAGCCGAATCCGCTTGATGTTGCTGTCAATGATGTAACCGAACTCATTTGCTTCATGAGCAGCCTGGATAATGGCATTATACTTGTTTTGAGCATATGTAAGCCCAAAACGGGCAGTTGACTTGATGATACCAATAATCTCTTGTTTGTCTGCTTCAATAAAAGCAGATGGAGAGGAATAAGTTTCCAATAAGGTAAGGGATGTATTAATTGTAACCTTGGAGAAAATGCCAAGATATTGTGGAAATGCCATGCGAAGTTCACCTTGGAGTTTGTTCACGTAAGCGCTGCGGTTATCCATTAAGTCATAGTATTCACGACATAGATTACGACAGTTCAAAGCAAGGTCAGAAGGCATGAGAGAAACCTTTAAATCAGGTTTCAAACCAACCAAAGCCGCTTTTTTAGAATCAAAACGGTCATTATGTACTTTTCGTATGTTGATATTTGTGCTATTCTTAGTGATGATAGGATTGATAACTGAGCAGTTAAAACCCTTATCACGAAGATAGCAGAAGAGTGGGTAATGATAAATTCCCGTGGATTCCAGGAAAATGCGACTTTCCAAAGAATACAGCTCTTCTGCTTCTTTTATTTTAGAAACAGCGGTTGTAAGGGAACTCATTTTGTTGTGTAGGATTTTATAAGGTTTTCCTACAAACTGTTGGTTTGGAAGTGCGATAGACATCCATGAGAAGTCAGCACCGACATCAATACCAACAGAGATGAATAGATCCTCAGGATTAAAAATAACTTTGTTTGGCATGGGTGAAAGCTCCTTTCTGATAGGAATCCATTTCCAATCTGGCAGGTACACAACCTAGCGTGTTATACGGGTATCGCCTTCCGGTTCCCAACCAGCTAAAACATAAAACCCTGTCGAATGGACTAATTGACTCACTTGTAGGTATAGGCTGATGAAAATCAGCTTCCCAAGGAGGTGAACATTCTTTATCCTATCCTAAGGGATAATACCTTATGTTTCATCTGGTGTCTATCAGGAACCGTCAGACATGATAATTATTTTTGGATAACATCTGATGAAGGAAGAACACCTTCTTCTGTTATCTGATTTATAGAAACTTATTAAACAAGTAGTCTTGATTGACTACACCATTATTATACTAGGAGGTGAGGGCAATGCCAAGAAAACCGAAGAGGCCGTGTTCCTTCCCCGGATGCCCAAAGCTGACGGAGGGACGGTTCTGTGAGGAGCATGGGAAGCAGGAGAACCGCCGCTACGAGAAGTACGACCGTGACCCGGCTGTACGCCGTAAGTATGGCAGGGCGTGGAAACGAATCCGTGACCGCTACGCCGCAAAGCACCCGTTCTGTGAGGAGTGTCAAAAGAAAGGTCTGCTGCGGCCGGTGGAGGAGGTACACCACAGACTGCCATTGGCAGAGGGCGGGACGCATGACGAGGCAAACCTTGTGTCGTTGTGCCAGTCCTGCCATGCAAGGATTCATGCGGAGCGGGGCGACCGTTGGAATAAGCATTAAATCATTGTGTGCGGGTTCCTTACAGAGATTTCTGCCAGCCGGGAGGGGCGGGTGGAATCTCCACAAGGGACCCGCCGGGGAACGGGCGTGGGGTGTCACGCATAAAAACCGGAAATCAAACGGGGGATTGCCCGCCCGGAGATTTCCCTGAAATAAAGTCTTTCAAGGTGCTGCGGCGTTTGATTTCCGCAGCATTTTTTCAAAAAAATCAATGAAACGGGGTGGAAACGGTGGCAAAAGACGGCAGCGGGCGCGGCGGCGCAAGGCCGGGGGCGGGGAGAAAACCGAAAGTCCTCACGGAGAAGATCAGCGAGGGGAAGACGGCGGAGGTGATGATGGAGCCTGCCGAACTGGAGGGCGTGGATGTGCCGCCCGTGAAGGACTTCCTCAAGTCCCCGCAGAAAAGCGGGCGGGAGCTGGTGGCAGAGGAGGTTTTCAACGAAACGTATGCATGGCTGAAAGCGAGGGGCTGCGAGAAGCTGGTCACCGTGCAGATGGTGGAGCAGTACGCCATGAGCGTCTCCCGGTGGATTCAGTGCGAGGAGATTGTTTCCTCCACTGGATTTTTGGCGAAGCACCCGACCACGGGGGCGGCCATCGCCTCCCCTTACGTTTCCATGAGCCAGTCCTACATGAAGCAGACCAACTACTGCTGGATGCAGATATACCAGATCGTGAAGGAGAACTGTTCGGTGGAGTTTTCGGGGAACACGCCAATGGATGATACGATGGAGCGGCTGCTCCGCGCGAGGAAAGGAGTGTAGAGGAAAATGGGAAAGACAACAACCGAGATGCAGCTTGTGCCGCTCTCCAAATTAGTGCCGTATGTAAACAACGCACGGACGCACTCGCCGGAGCAGCTCACGAAGCTCCGCTCGTCCCTGCGGGAGTTCGGCTTCATCAACCCGGTCATCATCGACCGGGAGTTCAATGTCATCGCGGGGCATGGCAGGATCATGGCGGCAAAGGAAGAAGGGATTGCAGAGGTTCCGTGTGTGTTTGTGGACTATCTGACGGAGGCGCAGAAGAAAGCCTACATCCTTGCGGACAACAGGATGGCTCTGGACGCAGGATGGGATGAGGAGCTGCTCCGCATCGAGATCGAATCCCTGCAGGGCGCGGATTTTGACGTGTCGCTGACGGGCTTCGGTGAGGATGAGATCGCCGACCTTTTTGCCGGGGACGGGGAGAAGGATGTGAAAGATGATGACTTCGACCTTTCCGCAGCCTTGGAGAAGGCGGCGTTCGTGGAGCGGGGCGACATCTGGACGGTGGGCAGGCACAGGCTGATGTGCGGGGACGCCACCAGCGCGGAGGATGTGGCGGCGCTCATGGACGGGAAGAAGGCAAACCTCATCGTGACGGACCCGCCGTATAACGTCGCATTCAAAAGCGGCAGCGGGCTTTCCATCCAGAACGACAGCATGGAGAACGGGGAGTTCTACACATTTCTGTACAATTCCTTCCAGAACATGGCGGCGCATCTGGAAAAAGGCGGCGCGGCCTATGTGTTCCATGCGGACACGGAGGGGCTGAATTTCCGCAAGGCGTTCGTGGACGCGGGGTTCCACCTTGCCGGGGTGTGCATCTGGGTGAAGAATTCCCTCGTGCTTGGGCGCTCGGACTACCAGTGGCAGCATGAGCCTGTGCTGTACGGCTTCCTGAAGAACGGCAAGCACCCGTGGTATTCCGACCGGAAGCAGACCACCATCTGGAACTACGACAAGCCGAAGCGGAACAAAAACCACCCGACCTCAAAGCCGCTTGACCTGCTCGGCTACCCCATCTGCAATTCCTCCCAGGAGAACGCCATTGTGCTGGACACCTTCGGCGGCAGCGGCTCCACGATGATGGCGTGCGAGCAGACGGACCGCATCTGCTGCATGATGGAGCTGGATGAGAAGTATGCATCGGTCATCCTGCGGAGGTATGTGGAGGACACCGGGGATTCGGAGAATGTGTATGTGGAGCGGGGCGGGGAGAAGATCCCGTACTCCGCACTGGTAAAGGAGGTGCAGACGGATGCAGGACAGGGAACTGATGATTGAAATATTCCGCAGGATACACGCCCTTGGCGGCTGTGATGCCTCGGAGCAGTTTGACCGGGGATGGGACGCGGCCGTGGCGTCCTGCGAGGACGTGCTGACAGAACTGACGGGCATCTCCTATGATGGCCTGGAGGATGGAGGCGGTGCGGATGGATAACGAGAATACAGAAAAGAAGCTGACCCTCGGAAGCCTGTTTGACGGCTCCGGGGGTTTTCCGCTCGCCGGCCTGCTTGCCGGGATACGCCCGGTCTGGGCTTCAGAAATAGAGCCGTTCCCCATCCGGGTGACCACGAAGCGGCTGCCGTCTGTGAAGCACCTGGGCGACATCAACGGCATACACGGGGATGAAATAGAGCCGGTGGACATCATCACCTTCGGCTCGCCCTGCACCGATATGTCGGTGGCGGGAAAGCGGGCGGGGCTTGGCGGGAAGCAGTCCAGCCTGTTCTACGAGGCGGTAAGGATCATAAAGGAAATGAGGTGTGCGACAGATGGAAAATATCCAAGGTTCATCGTGTGGGAGAACGTCCCCGGTGCCTTCTCCTCCAACAAAGGGGAGGACTTCCGCTGCGTCCTCGAAGAAGTCTGCTCTGTCAAGGATGAGGGCGTTTCTGTTCCTGGACCTCCGAAGGGGAAGTGGCCAAACGCAGGGGAGATCGTGGGTGACGGATACTCCGTGGCCTTCAGGCAGATCGATGCGCAGCTGTGGGGAGTCCCCCAGCGAAGGAAACGCATCTACCTTGTCGGGGATCTTGCAGGGTGGGGTGCCGGAAAAATATTATTTGAGTCCGAAGGCGTGTCTGGGTATTCTGCGGAGGGCTTCCGCGCGTGGCAAGGAGCTGCCCGCCATACTGAGGAAGGCGCTGGAGCGGCAGGCGGCGTCCGGGAAGGAGTGACCTGCCTCTGCGACCAGGGCGGGCAGAGGATGGACGTGATGGAGGACGCTGCCTGCACCCTGCGGGCGGAGGCGCACCACCCGCCGTGTGTTTTGGATGCGGCAGGCTTCTGCACGGAGCATTCCGCACAGGCGCGGGGCATCGGCTATGAAGAGGAAACCTCGCCTACGCTCCGCGCCGGGACGGTGCCTGCGGCGGTAATGTTTGAGAACCATTCGCAGGACACGCGCTACACGGGGCCGCTGGAAACCGCGCCTACAGTCAGCGCCATCTACGGGATGGGCGGGAACAACCAGCCTTTTGTGGCGGAGCCGGACACACCCAAGACCATGAAGGTGAGGGCTGGAAAATCCGGCGGGGGCAAGGGCATTTTAGTCCAGGAGGATAAATCGGCGACGCTCTCCTGCAATAACGACCAGACGGTGTTCGTGCCAGTGCAGGCTTACGGCATCTGCTCCAAGGAGAGCAAAGCCATGAAGTCCGACAATCCCCACAGTGGATTTTACGAGGCGGCAACTGCCCGGACGCTGGACTGCAACTGCGGCAATCCCTCATCGAACCAGGGAGGGATCGCCGTGGTGGAGCCGGAGGGGATGTCGGCGTTCCACATCAACCAGAGGGACGAAGTCATCGACCTGCACGGGAAGTCCGGGGCATTGATGGCGACCCGGAACATGCAGATGCAGACTTTCGTCCTCCAGGGCTCCATGATCGGGCGGGACGACAAAAACGGGCCGCAGGGCAGCGGCGTGAATGAGGATGTGTGTTTCAGCCTGACCGGGGCAGACCGCCACGCCGTGGCGCAGCCGACCTACTGCACCAGCAAGAATTCCCATTTCACGCGGGCGGAGAAGGAACTGGCGAACACGCTGGTGGCTACTGATTATAAGGACCCGCCCGTCATCAACGATGTGAAGGAGGAGCCGGACTACATCGTGAGGAGGCTGACGCCTACGGAATGCGCGAGGCTGCAGGGCTTCCCGGACTGGTGGTGTGACGGCCTTGGCACGGAGAACCCCGCAGAGGATGAGCTGGCGTTCTGGCGGGAGGTCTTTGAGACCCACCGGAAGATCATGGGGACTTCCAAAAAGCCGAAGACCGACAGGCAGATACTGAAATGGCTGAAAGACCCGCATTCCGATTCGGCGGAATACCGTATGTGGGGGAACGGCATCGCGCTGCCGAACGCATATTT